TCAGGCAACGGGCCCGCGAGCACGGGGTGCCCTATGAGACATGGGCGGCAGCTGGCCAGCTATACCTTACCCCCGGGAAAGTAGTCGATTTCGACCACGTCGAAGAAAAAATATTAGAACTAACGCGGGGCCGAAACGTGAGGGAAATAGGCTACGACCGTTACAAGGCCCGCGACCTTTGTACCCGGCTCTACGCCGAGGGCGTCCCCGTCATCGAGGTAGGGATGAGCCCACGGCTGCTCTCGCAGCCGACAGAGCAACTGAGACGCCTCGTAGCCGCGCATGAGATACACCCGGGCCACAATCCCATGCTCCGCTGGAATTGTGGTAACCTAACAACCAGGATAGACCCCGCCTCGGGAGCCGTCCATCCAGTGAAGGCGAGCGGTCAAAAACGGAATAAAATAGATGGAGCCATATCGCTAATTATAGCGCTCTCGCGCGCGAGCTACTACCAGATTCAGCCGTCGAGCCTCACAGCCGACGCGATTATATGGGACTAGCATAACAATATTATGTATTATATATATCAAGTACCTCTAAGGAGACACAATATTGGGAATATTTAATTGGGGCGTCCGCTCCTTCCCTGCGGCAGCGGCCAGCGGCGACGCGCACGCAGAACCACCATCACAGCAGGCCGAGTCCCGCAGCTCCTCCTCCTGGGATGCGTGGGTCGCCGGCGAAGACGCGCCATCGCGACTTGGAAAGGTCACACCCGAGCAAGCGCCGGCTCTCTCGACTGTGTTCGCGAGCGTCTCGCTTATTGCCGGGGCCCTCGCTGCTACTCCTCTATGTGTATATACAGGGCAGGGCAGGAGCCGCCACCGAGTTTCGGATTCGCCGCTTTGCGGCCTGCTGAATCGCCAACCTAATCCGACTCATACAGCTTATGACGTCATGCATTTTCTCGCGGCCTCCGTGCTACTTGCCGGGAATGGCTACGCCCAGATACAGCGTGTAGAGCGGACCGGCGAGCCTGTAGCCATCCTCCCACTGATCGCCAGCACCGTTACGCCCCGCCCCAAGAACAGCTCAGTCGTCTATGACGTGCGCGACCCCGCAACAGGCGTCTTGACTACACTGCCCGCAACTGAAGTTCTCCATATCCGCAGGCTCTCTCCACTCCACACACTGATAGGTAAGTCGCCTATCACAACTGTTGCGGGCACATTTAAATCAGCGAAAGCGATCGAAGAACACACGGAGAGTTTCTTCGTGAACGGAGCCCGCCCCGGCATCGCACTAGTCACAGGCACCGACCCGGGGCCGGACGAGCGAGCTAACGCAGCCAAAAAACTCCGTGCCCAGCTAGGTGGGCGCAACGCTTTCACACCTATCGTCCTTGGGCCTGGTTCCAGTATACAGCCCTTTTCAATCGACCCGGACTCGCTCCAGCTCTTAGAGAGCCGGAAATTCTCCCGCGAGCAGATCGCGGAAGTCTTCAACGTGCCACCTCAGCTGCTCGGGATTCCCGGCAAAAACATCAGCTCCACGGAGCAGGCATCGCTCCAATTTAACCAGTATACGCTGCGCCCCTGGATGGCGTGTATCGAGCAGGCCCTCACGGCAGCTCTGTTGCCGGACGTGCCCGATGCCGAGATAGCTTTCGATCGAACCGACCTCCAGGTGATGGACACGGACGCCATAACTAAACTAATCAGTGTAACTAAACAAAACGGCATACGCACCGCGAACGAGTGGAGGCTGCGCCTCGGCGAGGAAGCATCCGAAGACGAGCACGCCGATGGGCTCTTCCATCAGCTGAACTTAACGCCCCTTGACCCGATGACTGCTCCGCAGGGGCCGGGAGCCCCTATCCTCCGCAGTGTCCCTGTAGCGCAGCCTCCTCCATCAGGAGAGACCCGAGCAGTCGAGTCGCAGGCGCAGACCCTCGACGACCTAGCTCGCGGAGCCGAGTCTGGCTTCCGCGCCGTTGCCCTAGATTTACTGGCTCTCGAAAGAGACATGATTTCCGGGGCGTCCAGCATCGCAACATCCGATCCCGCAGTTCTGGATGTTATGCAAGCTACCGCACGGCCCGCGGTAGCCCGGGCCATCAGGCCCGGGCTGGACGCCCTCGCCAATTCCGTCCTGGCGGATATAGAGGCGGATATCGAGCCCGATCGAGCCCGTGAAGTAAGAGATAATTTCCTCCCTAACTTCGTCGAGTCCGCAGCCCAGCGCTGGCTCACACAGTCAGGCGGGTTCGGCCTCGACGACGAAGACAGGGCCGACTCGTTCTCTCGCCGAGAATCCCGGCAGCTTACGTATGCGCTCGCTCGGGAAGTGTGGCGAGCCGCCGGAGTACCCCGCCTTGAGTGGCAGGCCCGCGGCGAGAGCGAGCAAGACCAAGGCCTCGACGAGCAATCAATCGACTTACAGGCGGACGAGCGATTCCAGACGGCGGACGGCCGAGCCTTCCGCAATCCGCCTATAGGCCGAGCGAGCTTCGGGATAATCGGGCCGCAAGTAACGCCTGAGCGCGAAACAGAATAGGTATTATTTATCTGTATGAAGGAAACTAATATGTCACAAGAATTTGAGACACGGTCCATAGCGGAACCCGTAAGTGTAGTGCCGCCGCAAGACGGGAAAGCCGGGAAGCTGTCCGGGCGTCCGATCGTTTTTGAGTCCCGGTCCATCCCGCTGAGGCACCCCCGCCTCGGGGCGTTCCGCGAGACCGTTCAGAGGGCCGCGATCGAAAAGGCCATTCAGGAAAACCCAGACCTGCTGTACATGTACAATCACGACGACTCCAGCCTCATCGCCCGCAGCGCTAACGGCAGTCTGCGCCTCACAGTAGATGATAGGGGCCTGTTGGCCGAGGCTGACCTGCCCGATACACAACTAGGGCGCGACCTCGCGGTGATGGTGCAGACGGGCCTGATTACGGGCCAGAGCTTCAGAATGATCGTGACCGAAGACAATTGGCAGCAGCAGGATGGGGAGCTTCACCGCGAAGTCCGCAGCTGCAAGCTGATAGAGATGGGCCCGTGCATCATGCCGGCCTACCCGGATACCAATGTTTCAGCGGAGGCTCGCTCCGCTATTGATTCCCTGCTCGACGCTGGAGCGCCAGCATCGAGCGAAACTAACGACGATGAGGCGGCCATGTCCGCCCTAAGACTGGCCGAGGCGGAGCTGACTCTCCTCGTCGCCGAAGAAGGAGACTAGACTATGTCTGCCAATTTAACCGAAATGAAAACTCTCGTTGAGAAACGAAACAACGTCATCACCCAGGCCCGCGAGATTGTCGAAAAAGCTAAAACTGAAAACCGTGGCCTAACCACCGAAGAAGCGGCGAACCACGCCGCTGCTATGGACGAAGCCGCCAGCATCAAGACCACGCTCGACGCCGAAGCTCGACAAGCCGAAGCTGAACGACAGCAAGAGGAATTCCGCACGGTAACTAAGCCCATCTTTCAGACTAGCGATAACGCAAGCAGCCACGTAGAGGCTCGCTCCAACGTGCTCGCCTCTGATGAGTACCGCTCGGCTTACGCGGAGTACCTGCGCACGGGTGACCGCGGCCCGCTGGCCGAATACAGAGCCATCACAGGCGCAGACCCGGTAGCGCCGACTCAGCTGTTCGGCTCCGTGATTGAAAAACTAACAGCAGGATCCATCATACGGCCTCGGGCCAACGTCCAGAATTTCGATTCTAACATTGAAATTCCCGTCGAGACCACACCCGGAACCGCTGTGTGGTTGGCAGAGGGCGATACCGTAGCAGGCGACGAGCCCGCTCTTGAGGCAAAGAGCCTTAAGGCTCACAAGTTGGGTAAGCTCATCCCTGTACCGAACGAGGTAGTAGCCGACGAAAAAATCGACCTAACCAACTACCTAGCGAGTGCCATCGCCCGAGCACACCAAAACGCCGAGGAACAGGAGTTTGCCATAGGCACTCTTGCGACTCGACCGAACGGTGTAGTGACTGGAGCGAGCGTCGGCGTAACCGCGGCTTCCGCAACAGCGCTCACAGCTGCTGAGCTGCTCGCCTTCAGACGAAGCTTGAAAACTCAGTACCGACCGGGTGCTGTCATCATGGGTCACGAGGACGTCATCACTGCTATCGAGCAGCTACAGTCCACGGTCGCCCAGACTCAGGTTCCGGTCTTCCAGCCGGCAGTCGCCTTTGGGCAGCCCGACCGACTGTTAGGCATCGAGTTTATCTCCAATCCGTGGATGGCAAATACGCTCGAAGCCGGCAACAAGGTGCTGGTGTATGGCAACCTGCAAAACTACATGATCGCAGATCGTAGCCAGCTAGTCATCGACCGCTCTACAGATTTCAAATTCGACGTAGATCAGACTGTTTATCGAGCAATCAAGCGCACTGACGCTGTGCTGCCTATCGCCGAGAGCTTCGTAGCTTTCCAGATGGCAGCCCTCTAGTCGGTAGTGGTGTAGCCGTCGTCTGGGCGTGGGGTTTTTTAATTTCTTTCACCCGCGCCCGGACGGCGGCTCTTGAATAGGAGACATATGAAAATCAAAATGAAAACATCGATAGCCGGCGGCTACAACGCCGAGGCAGGGGAGACCATAGACGTGGACGACGACACAGCGCAACGACTAATTTCCAAGAATCTTGCTGCGGATGCAGCATCCGAATCCGAAGAAGAGGTGCGGGATTTCACGGCTTCGGCAGACTTCGGTGCGTCCGAAACCAAGGCCAAAAAGCCATCCAAAAAGAAAGGTAAGTAATCTTGCCTAGCGACACGCAGACCACACTCCGGCTCCTCAGCCGAGCCGAGCCTCTCGTCACACTCGCAGAGGCTAAGGCCCATCTACGTGTCGTGGGCACTCAGGACGACGAGTATATCAACGGACTCCTACATGTCGCGAGCGACCACGTAGCGCAGGCCACAGCCCTCCAGCCGGAGGATGCGGTCTATAGATTAACAGCGTCTTGTGGCGGCAGCCTCTCTTCTCTTTGTGTCACGGTCCCGCGGCAGCCCCTACGCTCTATCGTGTCTGTAGCCGCGGACGGAGTCCAGTTGCAGGCCACAGATGTCGATTTAGTGGACGCCCGCTCCCGCTTCCCGGTGGTCATGTCGAGTCAGAGAGCGAAAGAGTGGACCTTGGATTTTGTTGCTGGCCACGGCGGCCTAGACACTGCGAGCGACTTGATTCCGGTAGCCGACGCTAGCCCGCTGCCAGCGCAGGCCGGCCATGTCATAAAGCTATTGACCGCCCACTGGTTTGAAATCCGGGAACCGTTATTGCTAGGTTCGATCCGCGCAAAACTAGACTTCACCGTCGATGCCTTACTGGGCATGCTCACTCGGAGCATAGTCTAATGGCAGTCGTCGACGTACGGGCCGGACGGCTAAGAGACGTAGTCCGCTTCGAACGTAAAGACGAGACGCTCGACGCGTGGGGGCAGGAGTCCAATGTATGGACCGAACTGTTCACGGCCCGCGGAAACATAGATGACCGCAGCGTCGGGGAGGGGGAAGGAGCCGACCAGACTCGTGGTATCCAGCGTGCACAAATCACGATGCGGTACGTCGAAGGTATTCGGGCAAAAGACCGGGTAGTAGACACCATACGCGGCGACGTATGGGAAGTGGTGGGCGTCCACGACGTGATGGGTATGCGGAGTCGAATCGTAGTCACGGTCGAAAGAAAGAAGGTATAGATGGCCAGAGTACGAAAAAGTAAAGGCGTCCAGCTAACCAACGTCGACGACACTATTGAAAGAATCAAAGGCGCTACGAAGGAGACCTTCTTGAGCTTAAATGCTGCGACCAAGGCCGAGGCCGAGAAACTACGCGACGAAGTAAAGCGACGCGCCCCCGTCGACACAGGGAAGCTACGCGACCAGGTGATAGCCGAAAAGGTATTCGCGCCGCGCAATAAGGTTCAATATTCGGTGACCGTAAAAGACGATCGTTCCAATCCCGATAGCCGCGGCTTCGTCGCCCGGTTTATAGAACTGGGGACTAGCAAGCAGCGCAAGCGCCCGTTCATCCGGCCCGCCGGTGATGCCCTAGAAGAGGAAATATCGGGCGCCCTGGCGCAAGCGCTGGCCGAGGCTCTCGGTGGGGAGGTAGAGTAATGATCCCATTAGGTGTGTATATCCGGAACCTACTATTAGCCGACGCCGAGGTGTCCGCCATCGTAGGCAATCAGGTTCACAGCGGCGCTCAGGCCCCGCAAGACGCCCCCCTGCCTTACCTGCTTATCCGGCAGGACGGCCGCGAAGTTGAGCACGAACTAACCAAGGCATCCGTCTGGAACCGCATTGACTGGGAATTCTCGTGCCGCGGGAGAACGAAAAACGAAGCGGAGGCCCTAGCGCAGGCGGTCACGTCACTCCTTAATGGGTCTCATGGACTAGGCTCAGAGGTGTTATTTTTATTAGAGGACCGTATTGATGACTTTGACCCGGATGCGAGCGCGCATTGGGTAGACCTAACAATAACTAGTTTTGGCTCGGACGAGGTATAACCTGCTGGGCGAAGGAGATAAAAATGGCAGCACTAAATAACATAGGAACGACTTTAGCTAAGGGCAGCCCGGCAGTAGTAATCGCGGGAGTGAAGAGCATCACTCCCCCATCTATTACGGTCGACACGGTCGACGTAACGGAACTGACTAGCCCCGGTGGCTGGGAAGAGTCCATCCCAACCGTGATTCGGTCGGGTTCTCTTAGCGCCACGCTTAACATGGACCCCACTACTCACGCATCGTTTCTTACCGATATCGCAACCCGCGTCGTAGATACATACACGTTCACCTTCAACGACCTTGCGCCTCCATCCCCCTTGGTATTCGATGGATTCGTC